GCATCGATACCCCTGAGCAGTTCCGGCCAGTTCACGCCTTACGATGACGCCTCGACGGCGATGCCAGCGGCGATCAGCGCATCAAGGAAGGCGTTGAACTCGGCAACCGTCACGACCGGCGTCGCGGTCTCCGAGTTGACGGCGATGCCCGTCGCGTCCTCGACGGTCGCGACACCCGGCAGCGTCAAGGCCGGAGCACCGTTGAGTCGAACGTTGCCGATCTCGTCGGCCAGAGCCGCCGCGGCGGCCGCTATGCCGATCACGGGCCCCTTACTGCTGTCCGTCGTGACCTCCCCCTCGGCGTCGTCCAAGTACAGCATGCTTCCGGCAGTCCACGTCTCGCCGGTCGCCTTCGGGAGCGTCCAGACTCCATTAACCTTGCCGCGGAACTCCTGTCCCGCTGACGCGCTATTGAGCGCCACGACCATCAGGTCATTGATGAGGTACGCGCCCCCGCTCGTTACGCCGCCTTCTGGGGCCGTAAGGTCCAGAACGTCACCCGGCTGAATGAAGTTTTTAGCCATGTGTTGTGCTCCTGTGAGCTATGAATTTAGCCGTCGAATTAGCCGCCCTGCTGAGCCTCTCCGGCGTTGGTGACGGCTCCGCGGTAGTCGACGGTCGCTACGCCGTAGTCGAAGCGCACCTTCATCTCGGTGCCGTCGATGCGCCATCCGTCTTGAGACTCCAGAACGGGCGTCTCCTGCCCTTCGAGGAAAGCGACCTCCCAAACCGGCGCGATATTCGGATCGGCCAGCAAGTAGCGGCGCTTCTGGCTAACAACACTCAGACGCGGCGAGGCAACGATGTCGCGGAACAGGCCGCGCACCATGTTCGGCTTCTGAAGCTTGCTCGGCGTATCGGGATCGTACTGAGCATCGTTGATGACGCGAGCCGTGCCCTCCAGTTCGATCGGTACGAGCAGGACTGCCGGCCGCAGGTCGATAAACTCGTTACCCCACGGGTCCTTCTGCTTCGCCATCAGCACGCGGTCGGCATCCAGACCCTCGACCGACAGCACCGACCCGGTGCCGACGTTGGAACGGTTGCTGTGGAACAGCGGCTGCCCATCGCTCTGCGTACGGCCCAGACCACTGTTCAGCAGAATCTCGGCATACACGTCGATCTCCACCGACAGTGCAGCCGCGCGGCCCAGCATCGTCAGCAGACGCGTAAAGGCACTAAGGTCATCGTTAACAATCATCTGCCGCGACACGTTGATGATGTTGCCGACCGTGCTGGCCTGAATGGTCGCCTTCTCGGCGTCGAGAATTGCTTTGTTCTTAAACTCCCCATTCTCCGACACCTTATCGAGCTTCCCGAACATGCCCATCCGGTAGCGGTTGTGCACGCGGAAGTCCGTGACCGTGCTGCGCGCGGCGATACGCCGCCACGTCAAGTCCTGCACGGCGTAGGACGCCAGCAGGGTCTTGTGCATGACGTTTTCCAGCAGGACCGCGAAGTCGCTCGTCGACTGCGTGATGTTGCTACGGTGAGTGAACGCCTTCCCGACTAGCTCCATCTTGCTAAGGCCGCGCGTCCGGACGCCGGCTCGCTCCAGCGAGTCACGCGCCATATCGAGCAGCGACATACCCCGGAATTCCCCGGGGTCTACCACAGACAGGTTTACTCCTGCCCGCTTCACGATGTCCTGCTCGGCGGCGCGCTGGAACAGCGGCTCTAGCCCGGCCTTACGGATCATCCACTGTTCGGCACCGCGCAGCCGCTTCTCGCGCTCGTCTTCACCGCTCTCGACGCGGACGTGCCCGCTCGTTTCGGTTGCGGCGTCGCGCTTAGCCAGTTCATCGAGAATCAGCGCGCGCGCTTTGTCGAGCGCCGTGCCGTCCTTGATGAGCCTATCGGCGAACTCATCGCCGAGGCGGGCAGCACGTACCGCTGCGCGGATACCATCTACGCGCTGGCGCTCAATGCGCACGCCTTCCTCGCGCGCAGCGCGGACCTTGGCTTCTTCGGCCTGAGTCTCCGGCGCGGGCGTCTCCTGAGCATCGTCCGCCGGAACGTTATCGGCGGGCGTCTCGCGGATTGCATCCGCGCCAGTCTGAGTGTTTTGCCGTTTCATCGTGCGCTCCTCTGAGCTTCCAAACACAAAATCGCATTGGTGCTTGGCTACCGGCTGTTTGTCAGACCGGAAGCCCGCGCCGTCGTCAGCGCCAGCTGGGACCGCCGAGAGTTCGATTGGCTCCCAATCGACGGCCCGATAAACCGGAATCTTGTCCTCGCCGTCCTCGATCTTCTCGTACTTGTAGACGCGGTAGCCGACGCTGATGTTCTGGATGATGCCGTCCTGTACATCGCGCCACACCGGCTCTACGTCCTCGCGCTTGCTGAAGCGGACGCGCGCCACTCCGCGCTTACCCTCTAGCTTCGCTGTCCCGGCCTCGACGACACCGATGACGTTACGCAGCTCCCACATCTGATGGGAGTCCAGCAGCGGCGCGCCGTTGTTCAGGCGATCCAGCCGAACATGCTCCGGGTCAAGTGATAGCTCCTCCCAGTAGCGGTCGAAAAACCCGCGTAGCACGCGCGCCCCCGTCGTCCAGACGACCTCGACGGTACGGTTCTCAACGTCGACGGTCGCTGGCTGAATCGCAGCGCGGAACGTGAGCATCGGTAGCTCACGGGTCTCGACTTTACGCAACGCTGTCTGAGGCATTTGCGGCGGATTCTACGGAGTCGGAGCCGAAACACAATAGGGGGGGGGCGGGCGGTATTCCCGGTAAGGCTGCCTACTTCCTGCCGTTGCCTCCGGTCTCGTCGTCGCCGGACTGCTCGCCGTCGGCCTCCTGTGCCGCGCCCTGATGGCGCGGGTTGCCGGCCAGCGTTGTGCGGCGCGCGTCGCTGTCAAGGACGATGCCTAGCTCGTCGAGACGGCGCAGGTTCTCGGCGTACTCGGCCCAGTGCGTATCCGGGTCATTACCCTGCTCTCGCACCATCTCGTCGTGCGTCATAGCGCCGGCCCGAACCAGCCGCGTATAGGCCAAGCCCTCCTTGTCCGGCTCGATCATCGGCATAGGCGGCGGCGTCCACTGAGCGCCCGGGACGTCGCTGATGAGGCCGGCTATAAACGCCGTCTCCATGCCCCATTGCCATACCCGCGCGCAGAGCTGAGGGATAAGCATGTTCCAGCGCCAATCTTGGACGTCCGCCCAGTGCGCGAGCCGCGCCATCCGCGCACTCGAAAAGTTCACCTTACTGTAGTCGCCGGTCAGGTCTTCGTAGGTCACGCCGAGACCGGCAGCAATGGCATGCAGAACTTCGGCACTGAAGCTGCCTCCTTCTGGCGTCGGCGGCTGCGCAAACTTCACATCACGGCCGGGCGGTGTCTTCACCACCAGCCCCGGCTCGATGGTTTCGACGAGCGGATCATCGCTGCTCTGCGAGGTGAGCGCAGGAGCCCCGCCCCCGTTCATGTCGGTCACGAACACGGTGAAGCATGCGGCGATCTTCTGCTGCATGAGCTTAGCGTCGGCGTACTCGTCGAAGTCCTTTAGTTTGACAATAACCGGCGCGAACCATGTAATACCGCGTACCTGTCCCGGCCGCTCTAGCCTAAAGACATGGATGATGTCCTCGGCCGGGATACGGCGCGACTGTCCGAGAACAGCCCGCGACGTAAACTGCATCCTCGCACCCGGGTGCTCGTCGTATAGCCAGTAGGCGACGCGACGGCCGCGCGTATCGTATTCGATGCCCTGAATGACCGGACCGCCGGCCTCGCCCTTAAAGCCGTCCTTGGTAGTGTCGATGAAGTCCGGTTCCAGCACCTGAAACTGAACCGGAATTGGCAGACCGTCGCTCATCGGCCTGCGATAGCGGCGGATCAGCGCCTCGCCGGATTCCGCCGTGGTCCGAATGACGGTCCGCTGAATACCGTAGATGTTCTGCCGGCCCTCGACATCGCACGCGGTTGACTCGAAGTGCTGCTGCCACAGGTCGCGCGCGCGCTGCGTCGCGCGCTTCCCGACGCCGGTCGGCTTCGGGACGATTCCCCAGCCAACAGTATTGTTGCCGATTACCCGGACGCCTCGGCTTGCGTACGGGTTGTTTCGCACGAGGTCGCGGGCGTGAGCGCGCAGCACGTTAAGGGCCGGTGCGTTTACGGCGTTCGCGTCACCGAACGCCCGCCGCCAGCCGCTCGTACGCCGGCCGGTAGATGCCGCTTCGTAGTGCCGGCGCATCGTCTCTGCCAGTAGGCGCGCGCGCATCCGACGGGCCGCTAGCGAAGGGGCCCATTCGATCAGGAACTTATCAAATCGGTTGAGTGACATCAGAAGCCCTTGCTGGTCTGAAGATAGGCGTAGCCGGGCGAACCGCTGACCTCCCGCTCCATCTCGGCGAGTAAAGACCGCATCTCCGCCAGACTGTGATACGTAACCGTCCGCGCCGGCGGACCTTCAAAGCGAACGCTCAGGACGCCGCTCGATATAGCCTGCTTTAGCCGGTTGATGTCCTCTTGGGTCCACTTTGCCGCCATCTCATCGCCTCCGCCGTAGCCAACCGCTCTGCCGTGGTATCCACGTACCGCGACTCGTTCCGCCAGCGCCCGGGGGGTCACGGCTCTCCGCGTCCTCGTCCGTCGCCGGTACCGGCGGCTTCGCGGGCGATCCTACAGCCGATTCAAGTTTCCGCCAATCCGCCTCCTGAAAGCGGTCAAGCCCGACGATCGCCGCCGCGCAGCGCGCGTAGATACGGCAGTCGAGGAAGTGATTTTCCCGGCCCGGGATGACCTCCCATTCATGCCGGATAAACCCGCGCTTGTTCTTGCGGGGAACGAGCTGCTCGGCGGTGATCTGCCGGAAGTACTCCTCGCTGTACTGCGGAAAATGGCAGAAGCCCGGCGGCTCCTCTCCGCCGTTCTCCTCCGTCGGCGGCTCAAGTCGCAGCCACCCATAGAATTCTGTCTTCCCAAGCTTCGACGACACTGGCCAGACGCGGTAGCCCTTCTGTAGCTTCCGGCCGCCTATCGTTACGTCGACCGCCGAGGGGACGCCGACGAGTACAGAGGCGTGATCGTCACCCTTGATCGCGGCGACGCGATTCATCGGGTAGTTCCGCGCCCATCCGTAGACGGTTTGTGTGTTGTAGCCGCTGTCGATCGCGAGCATCGCGATCTGCATTTCAGTGCCGCCCTCGTGCAGGAAGCGCCGATCCAGCAGCGCGTCGAGGTCTTTCCACGGCCCGCGCGGCGACGTATCCGACGTATCGCCGGGGATAACGCCGGCATCTATCGACCAGCTACGCTTGCCGCGCCCCCAGCCCACGACTTCCCAGACAAGACGATCCTTCTGCACGTCGACACCGCAGGTTAGGAACAGCACCGGTGCAG